TACGCCCACGCGGCAGCCTCGTCTGCCCAGCAAAGGTCGTGCTGTGGTCCTCGGAGCTGATCGGGTTTTTCAGAAGTGTAGCAATGTGCGACTGCCCCATTATGAAACGTAAGGCGACGGCGAGATGGTTCGTACAACGGGCGCTGATCTGGCGGGTAGCAATTTAGGATTCCGCTTGGGCCAGTAACCATGACGTCCCGCACGTCTGCGGCTGTACGGCCAATTAGAGCTATTCTACGATACTTTCCCGAATCGACACACGAACGAATATACTCGGCACCCGTTCGTGTTTTCCCAAAACCGCGACCTGCCATAATGAGCCACACGCGCCAATCAGTGTCAGGCGGTAGCTGTTCAGGTCGAGCCCAGAAGTTCCAGTCCCATCTTAGGTCAATGAGTTGTTTCGGACTCAGTCTCGATATGAGATTCGCCCTCTCCTCTTCGGGTAGCTGCGCGATCGAGTGCAGCTTGGATGATGCTTCTGGCGGCTTCGGACTCTTCTTCAATTCTGATTGCTTCTCCATCTCTACCAGTTAGCTCCGTTCGTTGTGTATCGTTTTGGTCCAGCAGTTGTTTGCCGAGCCAGATCTGCATGGTGACATTTCCTTGTGCCGCGTTTTGCCACTGAAGTCTGCGAAGAGATGCCTTGCCTTCAGATCGTGCTTTCTCGATCACGTCTCCCAATTTGGGATCGTTCTTTAGCATAGTGTACCAGTAAGTGACATTGATGCCCAGACAAGATGCAATCTCCTCATTGGTGCAATGAATGCGAGCCAGACGCTCGGCGGCTTCATAGTCGATCTGTTTCTTAGGTCGTGCCATGTGTATCGTTCCTGGATTGAGGTTTAGTAGTTATATGATGGCACATTATCTCATTCCTGTATTGGGAGGACCTGAAATTTTTTCCAAAATTTTGGGGGTGGCCCCCTCCGCAATCTGGGATTTTTTGAAAATGGTTTATGCCCTGGGAGAAGGAGGGTCTGTTTTGGGACGGGGGGGTGGCCCTAGCAATTTCCCAGAATGGGACCCAAAAACCTGAATGATTACAGCCGGTTACGAGGTTTCCTGTTTTGGGATTTTTATTTTGGGATCGGCGCAAGCTCCGTGCCAAAAAAGGAACGGGCCGACCGACCCAAAACGGGATTCTCGGTTTGGGACGTGTCCCACTTTGCGGCCTGCCGCATTTTGAGGCGTGCCTCATTGTGCGGCGTGCCTCATTTTGGAACGTGCCTCATTGTGCGGATGGGTCACCGAGTGAGGCGTGCCTCATTGTGAGGTTCGTTCACGCAGTGAATCGTCCGCGCTAGCCTGGGCATCCTGGTCGACCGCAGGTTGCCAGCATTTGAAAAAGTCTAATGATTTCAAGGGTCGCCGCAATTTGGGTCAACCATAGGTCGCCTGGATAGCCTGGACGATTTTTAAAAAGTGTAATGATTTCAGGGAACTTCCCAAAATAGGATTTTAGGAGGCACCGGACGTTTTGCCAGCGTTTCAAAAAACGTAATGATTTCAAGGGTCGTCTCAAAATGGGTCGATTGGAGGCGCCGGACGTTTTGCCAACATTTGAAAAAACGTAATGATTTCAAGGGTGGGGTCAAAATGGGTAAGCCGGATAGCCTGGACGGTTTTTAAAAAGTCTAATGATTTCAAGGGTCGTCTCAAAATGGGTCAATTGGAGGCGCCGGATGATTTGCCCTTATTCCTAAAACCGTAATGATTTCAAGGGAGTTCTGAAAACGGAGGTTTTAGGTCGAGCCGGATAACCTGTCCCATTTCCGAAAAGCGTAATGATTTCAAGGGCGGGGTCAAAATGGGTCGCCTGGATGATGTGGATAATTCACGCAGTGAGGCGAGCCGCATAATGCGGTTCATTCACGCAGTGAAACGAGCCGCACTGTGAGGCACGCTCACTCAGTGAACTAGCCGCACTCCGCGCTGGTTTTCTAAGTCCAAGCACGTGGGGACCTAGCGGTGGTTTAAACGGGTTCTAGTTTATGCGGTTCATTCACGCAGTGAACCGCGCCGCATTGTGAGGCAGGTTCAATCAGTGAGCGATCCGCGTCGGCGCGGCCCGGTCACGCGCTGCGGCGAGCCTCGTTATGGGAACCGCGTTCCCAAAATGGGAATCAGGCGCGTGGGTCATTCTCGGAATGCGGATCCCAGTTTAGGAAAATCCCATTCCCGGAATGGGAAATCCCATTCTCAGAATGAGACATTTTTAAGGAGCTTGTTTAACTTCATATCAGAACCTACCAGATATATTCATTCCCAGTAGAGGACATTCAATCGATGACCCAACCTGCGAAGTTCCCAAATTGAAAAACCTTAGTCATGTCCGTTGTCTCATTCTGCATCAAAGGGCGTTGTGTTCCCATTAGGGACAGTTCCTTTTGAATGATGTCCGTGGCGTCTACTCCCGTTGCTACTTTCCCAGCTAGAGCCAGTCGCCACATCACTGTCCCAATATAGCCATAGGGACTTTCGAACTTATCGAACACGATAATGGCCCCTCCCTTTTTGCGACTAGCGCGCAGGCGATCCATCAATCGTTCTCTTCGTTCTGGTGGGATGAACATGAGAACAAGAAAGCATATGGCTACATCAAACGGGGGGATCTCAATATCGGTCACGTCCGCAATTAGAAGCCCGTCCTTATTTGGGCCAGCGTATAGATCTGCCATCTCCTTCGATGCTTCGATGGGAATGAAGTTAGCTGTACGGCTTTCAAGTGTAGGTCTAAGTGCGTTTCCTATATTGCCAGTAGAACACCCTATATCGAGAACTGTTCCGCTTTTGGGAATGTAGTGTCGGGCAATGTGTGCAACCATTCCCGTGGCTAGTTCGTACCAGGGTAGCTGACTTCTAACGTGACGATCAAAAGCCGTTGCCACCTCTACTGATTCGAACGTCCAGTCGGTGGGTATCTTCATAGTCGGTCCAATACGTGTCTTTGAATTGTCTTCCCAATGTGGGACATCATTACGGGGGGGACTGATCTCCCCAGTCTCTCCCATTGCTGATGGAAGTCGCCAGTGAGTATGAAGTCCTCTGGGAATGAACAGATCTTTCTCAATTCAGGAATGTTATACATTCGACGTTCGAGAACTCCGTTGGGTGCCTGTGCCTCAATATAGGTCCCACCACTCAGATACGCAGTCGGCGAAACCTTAGAACCACTCTGAACTATGGTTGAGGCTGGTCGTGTTGTGGGTTGCCAGTTATCTGGGAATCCGCCTCGTTGTTCTCTTATGACCCAAGGTAGGACTTCTCTTACGGTGTGTTGATATGAAAGCGGTTCAGGGTGAACTGGTTTCAAATTGAGATCACTGCGAACACCTACAAAGATTGTTCTTTGCCTTTGCTGCGGGACTCCAAGCCATTGAGCATCTAAGACCCTACACGAAACGTTGTAGCCACATTCCTTTAATGCGGCAAGGATGATCTTGAAATAGCCTTTTGCTTTTCCTTTTACGAGACCAGAGACATTCTCGGCCACAAAGGTCTTTGGCTGTAGTCCTTTAATGAGACGGACATATTCAAAAAACAAATCATCGACACGTTGCTGGACGTCTGAATACTTTTTGACCTTGCCCCAGCCGGCATCCCTTGTGCCCGAAGTTGAGAACGAAGCGCACGGTGGTGAGCCGTCGAACAAATCCAACTGTCCTATATCGAGATTTGTTTTCTCAAGTATGTCCCGTGGGTGAATCTCTCGGACGTCTCTTGTATCAAGATAGGAATTCGGGTGATTCGCTTTATACGTTTCCTGTGCTGCCTTTACGAACTCGACTGCATAAAGAACGCGATAGCCAGCCATGCGATACCCAAGACAGGAACCGCCTGCACCTGAAAAGGTGCTGACTACGTTGTACCCATTCCAGGGCAGACGTTCGATCTGCCGCATTGTAGGAATGCTATACTCTGGTTTCACTTTGGGGATCCACTCCACTCATACGAGCACTTAGGACAACGGAAGTCCGTTTCGATGTCTTCACCAAGTTCCTTAAATTCATCGGGTGGGCCCATCCCAGTTGTGGAATCAACTAACTCTTTCAATTCGTCACCAGTGAAGCCCGTTGCCTCTGCAAGGTCTTCGTCCTGAATTGCTAAAGCCGATAGAACTTCCGAAAGTGCAGCGTCGTCCCATTGTGCTAATTCAGCAGTACGGTTGTCCGCAATTGCGAACGCTGTGGCCTCTGCCCCTTTTAGAGTGGTTCTGACTACGTTTATGGCTTGCCAGCCAAGCTCCTTCGCAGAAAGGAAAGTCCCATTTCCAGCAATCACTATATTGTCAGAATTAACCACGATGGGTTTTTGCTGTCCGAAAGTGAGAAGGCTTGCCTTGATTGAATCAAGGTTCCTATTGCTGTGTTTTCTAACGTTGGCTGGATCTGGGAATAACGAATCAATTGGCGCTGATTCAATTTGCATGATCTGCCTGCTCCTTTAGATACCGTTTTAATTCCTGAACTGCGACAACTCGCTTTCTAGGACCTAACAACCAGGATCTAAGATTTCCCGAATTGCTCCACCTACGAACTGTAGACATAGACACGCCAAAGATCTTGCTGACCTCTTTTAGGACATAGACTGCCTTATCCTCTGGCAGATTCGCACTTTGGCACATCATGCTCCACATCTCTTCGATGATATCCGAATCGGGACTATTTATCGCATTTTGAGTCATACCCCTACCCTACCAATCGAATCTATGCTTTTCAATCCTTTTGTGTTCCTAATGTGGGATTGTGTTAAAATGGGAACGGGAGGGGTCATGGGGCCAATCTATCTTTTGAAGGACGTGATTAGAAAAGTCCAAAAAACAATGAACCAGAACGACGCTGGTATATGGCACCCTTTATTCCCAGAACGAAGCACAGGCGAGTTGGCAGATCGTTTATGTGAGCTTTCCGTGAGAGTTCAATCCCAATCCGAAACTGATACTAAAACGTTTTCGGAAATAGATTCTATTGGTTTCGTTCTGGACAAATCCCATTTCGATTATTTGTGTCCTGAGTTTCAAATGCTTTGGAGTATTCACAAAGATTTAAACGAAATGAAAAACCCAAATCGAGAATCCAACTTAGAGTATTTCCGCAAAAAGAGATTAATCGAAATTAAAAACAGAACGAGAGAATCCCTAATTGCGACCATTGATATTCTTAAAGACCCAAAATAGGAACGCTGGGACCCCCGGACCCCTGGACCCCCTGTTTCAAACCTCCTTATACTCTCTTATGTCATTCCCATTTTGGGATTGAATCTTACTCTCCCTTATTTACTTCTCTCTCTGAGGGGGGAAGGGGGAGTAAGAGCTATAACCCCTCGATATCATTGACGTTTTCAGTGGTCCCCTTTTGGGACCCCCAGACGATCAAAGGGGGGCATCCCAAAATGGGAATATGTCACTTTGGGACAAATAATCATTGAGTGCTGCTATGTGCTATGATATGAGCGTATGAGGGGTCCCCTGTCTCATTCCGAGACTGGGACAATGTGTCAAAACAATACGAGGGGTGATCATACATGACCAATCCAGATGGTATTCGGGAACTTACGTTTTCACGTTTCCGAAGTGCAAAAGGTATTCTCAAATCGAAACCGATATCAAGAACATGGGAAGAATGGATTCCCGTTTTAACAACTCACAAAACAAGCTCAGATAAGGACACGACCAATTTTGTTTTTGGCAAAATAGGAACTGGCGAAACTCGCAACGATAAGAACGTTGAGTTCATCGACGCAATGGCGTTGGACATCGATTGCGTTTCCGATGAAACACTTGAGCAGGTCGTGGACAAGCTTTCCCAATTTGAGTTTGTGATGTTTACTTCCTTCAATCACAAGTCTCCTGATCTACCTATAGAGGCCAACAATAAAGTTCGTATCATTTTGCCACTAGAGGAGCGTATCGCCCCAGGCGACTACAAGAAAATACAATCCCGTTTTGATGCACTCATTGGTGGCGAGAACGATAAAGGCGTTCGCAAAATAAGTCAGCCTTACTACATTCATTCGTGTCCTGTTTCGAGAAAGCCTCATGCGTTTTCTATCTACAACTCAGGCGACTGGATCTCAATTCAGGACTTACCTGAAATCACTGTAGCCGAGAGCGTAGCTGCCGAAGAGTTTGCATCTACTATGCAGATCTCAAAACAGGACTTAAGAAAAGAGGCACGGCGCCTCGGTCGCGCAAGTACAGACCACAAACGCAAAATGGGAATTTATCTTGAGCGGGTTGCAGATGGTGAAGCGTTCGTAACAGATCAGACCAGGGACAACGTTATGTTCCTGATGGCTTGTCACCTTGCAGAGACTTGGCCGAACATCGACGCAAACCACGCAGCAAACCTATTCAGAGATAGTTTAGAAGCACTTTATCAAGTGCGCCAATTTGAGATTGGTGTGAGTGGTGCGATTACCGAAATGGGAAATAAGATAAGACGCAAGCAAGAACGCATTGCAGAAGAACGTGCCGAGCAAGCCCAAGTCCGATTATCAAATCGAGAACGAATCAATAGAAACATTCGGCCAGACGGACAGTCCCACGACTACACGGACGAAGAGATGCAAGCGATTGCAGACATGCAACGTGTGGAGCGTTCCGAGATTGAGAAGATGGCAATCGTGTACTGCGGCTCGGCTAACTTCTTTATGACCCAAAGTGGGTACGAAGGTCCGTTCGGTAAAGACGATGCAAACGAAGCGGTCAGAGAGTTCTTGTGTCCTTTTGGGAATCGCATTGCGCTAGACTCAGTTAGTTCAAATGGCAACACGTCGCCAAAGACCATAAGCAAACTGCGAACGCAGTATGGCCAAGTGGCGAAGCGAATCGAGGCAGACATTAGTAAGCCTTATTCTACATTCAATCCCAGAACGAAAATATTCACTGAGGCAACTGCCCGACGCGATCTCAATTTGAAACCTGTTTACCACGCCGAGATAAACGAATGGCTTACGGCGCTAGGCGGTGACCTTTCAGAGAAGCTCCTAGACTGGGTCGCAAGTGTAACGAGACTGGACCGAGTTTGTTGCGCCCTTGTTCTTCAGGGCTCGCAAGGCATCGGCAAGTCTCTGTTGTGTTTCGGTCTTGCGAATCTATGGGAGGTTGGTGTCCCTACTAATTTGCAAAATGCGACAGGAGCATTCAACGGCACGCTGGCAAAGATGCCTTTGATCGTTGCTGATGAAGGAATGAACATGAAGGACGAACAAATGTCCGAGAAGTTGCGTTCCTTAATTGCGACACAAAGCCGAGAGTTGAATCGCAAGTATCTTCCGGTCACTCAATTGAAAGGTGCCATCCGTCTCATTATCACAACGAACGAAGACAACGTCCTGCAGTTCAAAGGCACTCACACAAGTGAGTCCACAGAGGCGATTGCGAAGCGATTCCTAAAAGTGGAAGCAGAAGAGGAAGCAAGAAAGCATATGGTCAGAATGGTTCGAGAGGGCCGGCAGGCTGACTGGATGCTGAAGATGATTCCAGAGCACGCGCTATGGCTGTCCCAAAACAGGGAAGTGATTCCTGGCGATCGCTTCTTGGTCGAAGGTGCAGTGGACGAGAACATCGTGGCGCTTGTCGTAGACAACGACTCCACATCCCTAATTTGCGAATGGTTGGTCAACTGGCTCATGAGCCCTAACGCGCTAGATCATAACGCTAACTTGAGCAACCTACATAGATTCGATTCCCATACTGGGAAGATTGAGATTGCAGCCTACGCGATTCAACAAGCGTGGGACACTTATCTTTCCCAGTATAGGATTCTAGATTTGAAAGACATCGGTAAGGCTCTGTCTGCCATCAGTGTCAAAAAGAACAAGGCAGAAAGAAAACGTGTTCGCGAAATCGGGCACGGCAAGAAACGAGTGTTGCACGAAGTGATTCCAATCAACTTGAGATCTTGGGTTCAGAAGTATCGGCCAGAGATCGCAAGTGAGTTTGATCAGTTAATCAAAGCGGCGCCTCGTTTGGAGGTAGCAGGTTGAAGGCTCAGCACAAAATAAGCGCGTCCCAATTGAAGACGGCGTTTGATCCCAGTACGGGATGCAAACGAAAGTGGGCCTTTAATAAGATTGAAGGCATCACAACACCATCTACAGCATCGCAGGCGCTCGGCACTCGTATGCACGAGGTTGGCGAGAACTATTTGCGAAATGGGACACTGCCAGATCTCAAAAAGAAACCAGACAGAATCTTCGCGGCTGGGATGCACTTGCTTCCTGATCCCAAAACGATAACAGGTGTAGAGGTGCCCTTTGATTTAGTGTTCAATGAGAAGGTCACGTTCCATGGCTTCATCGATTTCATGGGCCCGAACTTCGCAGGCGATCACAAGTCAACGAGCAACTTCCGTTACATGCTTAGTCCCAATAAGCTACTGACGGATCCTCAAGGTGTGATCTACGGTATGCAGGTAGCGAAGCAATTCAATTTGGGACTGACGGACAAGCTTAGTTTGATCTGGGTCTACTACCTAACACGAGGTAAGCCAGAAGCTAGAAAGCTAGAAGTAGAGACAACAAGAGTCCAACTCGAAAGAACCTATTTCCCATTAGCGGAACAGGCCACAGAGTTGGTCGAGCTTAGAAACACAGTTGAACGGGCGCTAGACGTTGAGCCCAACTACAGAGCATGTGGTGCATACGGCGGTTGTCCGTTTGCCTCAAAATGCGAACAATCGAAACCAGTTTACGCTGGTCTAGAGCAAAACCCAAAAAAGGAAAATGATATGTCCAGTTTGTTAGATCGCCTCAAGGCGAGATCCGCAGCCGCTAAAGGCCAATCAGTAACAGTAGAGCCAACGAAGGAACTCATCGTAGATGTGCCTTCAGTTGTGCAAATCAACCCGCCTCAAGTTGAGGCACAGGAGTCTGAAGAAGTGAAGGCAGAAGCAAAGCCGAAGAAAACTAGAGGTCGCCCGAAGGGTTCAAAGAACAAGCCGAAGGTGAATCCCAAAGTGGCACAGGCTCTCGATGCACTTGAGTCTGGCGAAGCAAAGCCGAAGCGCACCAAGCCGAAAGTAAAGGCAGCGCCACCAGAGGTTGCAGTGATCCCAGAACAGGAAGCCACAGTTGCGTGCGACGACACGACAACGATTTCCCAAGATGGGGTTGAGCTTGTTCAACCTACATCTGGCTACACCCTGTACATCAACTGCGTCCCATCTTCGGGCGGCACTGATATCACGCAACGTCTGTCCGAGATTGCGACTCAGTGTGCAGAGGACAACGGCGTTGATCATTACCGTTACATTCGCTTCGGCGAAGCGCCAGCGCGATTCTCAAAATCGGTCGCGGACGATCTCAAAGGTCAGCCACTGCGTGGTAAGATCATGGTCGTTGATACAAACCTGATGGTGCGGGACTGCATTGAAGTCCTAATCCAGAACGCATCAGAAGTGGTGCGAGCTATTAAGTAAGGATCTCAAAATGAAAAAATGGTCACTGATCTTTCTGCTATTAAGTCTCCTGGGATGTGTTACCCCCGCTTCCCAGATTGACCCAAAGGTTAATTACCAAGTCGTTTGCGCAACTGCACTTGGTAAAGAAATGATCAGTGGCCAGTTTTCCCAGATTGAGATTTTAGATGGTGGCGCGTTTCTCTTGCGCTCGGCGTCGGGGCGGCGCGTCATCGTCAATGGTTTTTGTCTAGCGGTTGAGCTTCGATAGGTTTCAAAATGAAAACGGTGCTTAGGTCTAAAGAGTTTCGCAGAATAGAACAGCTACCCAGGCGAGACTGGAAGACCGAATACGGCTCCCGCATAGACAGGCTCACACAGGACTTGAGAACGCCGTCAGGGACGATGAGTCTCAGAATGGTACAAGGGTGCGCCCTGCTAGAGATCGGGCTTCAGGGCGGTCTCTTTGCGCCTATAGGGGTGGGTCACGGTAAGACTCTGATCAGTCTTCTCGCTCCCATAATGACATCGTGCGAACGACCACTACTGATAGTACCTGCACAGCTACGGCAAACGACCGTGTCAAAATATTGTCGTGAACTGTCAAAACATTGGCACATCCCATCCTCATTTTGCGACGGCTCCCGAGTGATTTCCTATGGCGCACTCAGTACCAAAAAGGGACAGCACCTTCTCGAAGAGTTGAATCCCGATTTGATAATCTGCGACGAGGTGCACTATCTAAAGGCAGCCAGTTCAGCTAGAACGAAACGATTCCTGCGATACATGCGAGCAAATCCCGAAACGAAATTTGTCGCAATGTCGGGCACTGTAACCAAGAAGTCCATACGCGAATACTGGCACCTTCTCAAATTGGCACTGCCCGATGATTGTCCTTTACCGTTACGCTGGAACGAGATGTCAGACTGGGCGAACGCACTGGACGAGAACGTTCGTCCCGAAATGAGAACATCCCCTGGGGCACTGCGTCATTTATGCGAAGAGGGCGAGACGCCACGCGATGGCTATCGCAGAAGATTGATCGAGACACGAGGCGTGCTGGCTACAAGCGAATCCGAACTTGGGACATCGCTGGTCATATTGAAACAGAGTCCCAAAGTGCCACAAGCTATCAACGCCGCATTGCGTCAATTAAGAGAAGAGTGGGTCACCCCTGGGGGCGAGGACGTGTCCGACTCTCTGGACTTCTATCGCAAGGCTAGAGAGATTTCGTTTGGTTATTACTATCGCTGGATTTGGGACAAGAGTGTTTCGCCATCGCAGAAGGCTGACTGGTTAGCAGCAAGATCAGAGTGGCGGCAGCTAGTAAGAAGAGAATCCAGAAAGCCAGAGACCGATACAGAGCTTTTGGTTTGGAATGCTTATTCATCAGGTGTCCTAAATCGAGATCGAGAAATATTCGAAGCGTGGCAGAGAATCAAAGAACAAACGCCACCACCCAAGACTGAGCCAGTATGGTTTTGCGACGACATGCTAAAAGGTCTCAATCTGGGTAAAGAGCCCTGTCTGGTTTGGGTAGATAGTAAGGCGCTGGCTGAGAAGCTGGTGAGCATGTATGACTTACCGTACTACGGTGCGGGTCAAAATGATACGAAAAGATTGCTGTCCCATATTGACACAAAGGCGGGTCATGGTATTGTCAGCATAAGGGCACACGGTACGGGCAAGAACTTGCAGGCGTATTCAGTGAGTCTGGTTTTGACACCCCCTGGTTCGGGGGCGACCTGGGAACAACTTCTGGGTCGCCTTCACCGCCCGGGTCAAAATGCGGACGAGGTTTTATTCAAGGTATGGCAGCACACAAAAGAACTCAGAGCAGCGTTTGATCAGGCTTTGAGCGATGCTTCCTATATTGAGACAACACTAGGTTCGAAACAGAAACTGTCCTACGCTAACATCGTGGACAGAAAACAAGGCGAGGCGAAAGCCAAGCAGAAAACTTAAAATCCCAAAACGGGGAAAGAGAAAAAGCTATGAACATTTATGACGGAATTGAAGAAGTACAACCAGCGCGCAAAAAGTCTCAAGGTGAGACAGTCTGGATTGCCCCAGGTCGTTACGAACTCGAAGTGGTTCGAGTAGCAGACGGTCGGGCAGATCAGGGCGAGGGTCGTCCTTACTTCGTGGTCGAGTTCGATGTCCTAGAATCGAACAACCCTGAGATCCCAAAAGGGGAAACGATCTCGTGGATGACCATGCGAGGTAAGTTCAAACAATACTTCCTCCAGGACGTTCAGAACTTCATTGCCGCTGCTACTGGTAGCAGTGCGCAAGAGGTGACACCAGACGTTGTCGCAACTTGCACCAGTGAAGATCAACCTCTTGTTGGGACAGTAGTTTCGGCGAGTGCTTATAACAAGCCGAGCCAATCAACTGGTCGTGACTTCACGGTGGTCACTTACAAGACCCGCCGCGACAACTGATTGAGCACTTTGTGTAGGTCGAGGGGCATTCCTTAATTGGGTTACTTCCTTTTGTTTGTTGGATTGTTTTTGCTTCCAGCCCCTCGACCTACACATCCCCTATCCCAAAACGAGAAACGAGAATCCTAGAATGCAACAGGGTAAGGTAAAGGTTTGCGCGATTGATACTGAGACACACCTGATTGAGCCGGGCAGACTTGCGCCCATGCTTGTTTGTTTGAGTTGGTGCGACGGTGAAAGAACAGGGCTACTCCATAGAAACGAAACACGACACAGGCTCAAAGAGTTTCTCAATTTGCGAACGTATAAAATCGTTGGCCACAACATAGCTTTCGACATGGCGGTATTGGGACAGTGCTTTCCTGACTTACTTCCAGACATCTTCACAGCATACGAAGAAGGTAGAATAGAAGACACTCTGATCCGTGAGCAGTTGATCGATATTGCAGACGGTTGTTTCCGTGGGGTCTATCGCAATCCCGAAACCGACAAAGCCTCAAAACGAGAATACTCTTTGCAGTCGATTGCAGAACGGCGCCTCAATGTAGAGTTAGAAAAAGACGACTGGCGATTGCGTTATGCAGAACTAACCAACGTCCCAATTGAAGATTGGCCGGCGGGCGCTAAAGACTATGCGAGAACAGATGCCCAGGTCACTTACGAGATATTCGCAAAACAGGAACCGAGATCTGAGGTGCTCAAGAACAGTGCAGCCCAGGCGCGTGCTGCGTTTGCTCTTCACTTAATGTCCTGCTGGGGCGTCATTACAGATCGATCCCAAGTTGAGAAACTCAAGAACACCATCGAAGATAACATGGCGCAGTCCGAGTCCGTGATGAGAGAGCACGGGTTGATCAGAACTAACGGCACAAAGAATCTCAAATTGATACGAGAGTTGGTGGCCGAGTGTCTTGGTAAGTCTGCTCCCAAAACCAACAAGGGCTCAATCAAAACAGACGACAAGACCTTAGAGAAGTGCGATCACGTAGCGTTGAAAGCTTTGTCCCAATACAAGGCAGCAGAGAAAATCAACTCCACTTGGGTGCATCATCTAGAACGCGGGGTCGGTGAAGTAGTGCAGCCTACCTACAACGTACTGGTCGAGACTGGCCGAACGTCGTGTCGCAATCCGAACATCCAGAACCCTCATAGAACTAACGGGCTCCGCGAATGTTTCATTCCTAGAAAGGGATTCTTATATGCCGCCTGTGATTATAGCTCTCTCGAAATGTGTACGCTGGCTCAAGCGTGCATTTGGTTGTTTGGCGAATCTGCTTTGGCGAATGCTATCAACTCGGGCATCGATCCACATTTGCGACTCGCGGCGCAGATACTTGCCATCGACTACGACACAGCCAAAGAGCGAATCGAATCAGGCGACAAAGAGATCCGCAAAGTGAGACAGCTTTCTAAGGCTGCTAACTTTGGTTACCCAGGGGGCATGGGCCCAGCTTCGTTCATGAGCTTCGCTTCTGGTTATGGGATTCATCTAACACTGAAAGACTCCACACGGCTTCGCAATAGTTGGTTTGATGCGTGGCCTGAAATGAGAAAATATTTTGACTATGTGACCAGCGTTTCTAAGCACCCGCAGGCACGTCTAAAACAGTTTGTCTCAGAACGATACAGAGGCGCCGTAAGGTTTACGAGCGCTTGCAATAGTTACTTCCAGGGGCTAGCGGCTGACGGTGCAAAGGCAGCTGTGTATGGCGTAGTCCGACAATGCTACACACCAGAGTATAGGTCACCACTGTTTGGTTCACGTCCTGTCATGTTCATACACGATGAGATCATAGCCGAAGTCCCAGAACGAAACGCAGCCTCGGCTGCCGAAGAGTTATCACGCATTATGCGAGAGACTATGCAAACCTATACGCCTGATGTCAAAATAGGAACATCAGTAGCTTTGATGCGTAGATGGTACAAAGATGCAGAAGAAGTGAGAGACAATGAAAACCGATTAGCAATTTGGGAGAGTAGTGATGGCTAAGTTCTTAGATGAGAATGGTCGTCCCGTAAAAGGAACGATGGAGTTAAGCGAGCAACTGAATGATAAGATCGCGGAGATGTACGCGGAATTAGCAAAACAGGAAAAGGGTAAGTCGAGTTATGAACAAATACTCGGCGCCACCATTATGAGTTTGGGATGGCTTCTAGGGCAGGTGTCTTTAGAATTAGAAGAGGCTGGTGAGGGGGAAGCCATCCCTCCCATGATGATATTTTTTCTTGCCACTTTGGGATCTCATTCACCCATCGCTTCAATCGCTTTAATGAACGCAGTCATGGACGCGGCTAGTGAAGTAACGGATCTAGTAAAGGAGGCTCTGGAAGGGAGAGTCTCTACGGACATACTACCTCCGAAAGATACTGAAGGAACGCTCCATTGATTGTTTGTATCGATCCAGGAACTACATGCATTGGGATTGCATC